CAATAACTTCAGCTGGATTATTAAAATCAATACTACTATAATAAGCATTTAATCCATTTAAAGTTTCTGTATTTTCTTCTGCAAACTCTTGACTAACACCAGAAGCTGCGTATATAGCATCTAAAACCTCACTTCCACGTAAAGCATTTTGTCTATCTACCATAAGATCTGTTTCAAAATTATAAGCTCTTTTACCAGTTACTTCTGCAAAAGAACGTTTATTAGGAGTAGAAATAAACTTAGATAAGAAACCTTGGTTTCTATATATTTGTTCTTTAATTCCAAACAACCCTTTACCTTGATTTTCTTCTTTAACCTGCTGTTTAAAAAGTGCATCTGACTGAAACTTTTTTTGAGCAACTGCACTTTCTATCAGATACTCAGCATTGGTTTTACCGTCTTTATATTCTTGGTCTAAGTAAGCTTGATTAACTACTGGACTTTCCATATTAAATTTTCTTGTCCATTCTGCTAGATCTTTAGTATAGTAATTATTTACTTCTTGTTGTCCTTTATAAAGTTCTAAGTTAACAACTCCTTGTTGATTCATTCGTTCAAGAGCATCTTTTTGATTTTCATCCATTTGTTCTAATGCAAAACCTTGCAAAAGAATATCTCTATCTTCTTGAATGCCAGCTTGTGCTTCTAACATTCTCATATTAGATTCTTCTTGAAGTTTTAATTTATCTTGAAAATCTGGTTCACGTATATCACGCATAAGCCCAGACAATGAATTTGATGCCATTCCTAATGCTTGTAAAAAATCTGTTTGATAATTTGCCATTACATAACTCCTTGTTTTCTTAATTGATCTTGTCTTATAATTGAATCTGTGCTATCTAAAACAGCTCCTTGTTGTGCTGCATTTGCTCTTATTTGTCTTTCAGCTGCATCTACATTTCTTAATTGACTACCTAATCTTAAAGATGCTCCAAATAAACTTGATTCATTTTGTAATCCTATTGCTTGTAATCTAGCTGTAGGATCTGCTAATGCTGGATTATCAAAATTTGCAAAACCAGTTCTAGCGTATCCTGACATTTCTTGATTAACACCAGCCATTGCTTGATCTGTTTGTAGTCCTACTTGATCAAAACGCATACCTGCTGCAATAGCAGCTTGCTGTCTATATTCACCATATAAAGGTTGTAAATCTAAAATACCTTGCGTGCTACTTCTTCTTACAGCGTTTCGTCTTTTTGATTCTTGTGCTTTAGCACTACTTGCTGTAATAGCTCCAAGTGCTGCACCTACTATATATCCAAATGCCATTATTTTACCTCCTGTTGCTTGTTAAAAGGTTTAAACTCTAAATTAGGAGATATAGCCTTTAACCAATTCATTTCATTGAAAAAAGGTGCATATTCTGCAGATACTTCTTTTCTAATAGCATCTACCTGTGCTTCCATTTCATCAAAGTCTTGTTGTTGTTTATTTTGTTCTCTATCTACATATGGTTGTATAACTTTACTACGCACTGGTTCTTCAGGCATAACTGCCATATGTTTTTTAAAATATTTATCGTAATCTTCAAAACTATACTTATCAAAAGGTGCCATTGCTTTTTTACCTAAAACATCTTTAATAACTTTTATTTTTTTATCAGTTGTTTCAGCTTTATAAAATTTTTGAAAATTTTTATCTCCTTCAAACTTTTTATATAAACTTCCATGTTTTATTGTAGCTCCTATACCACTTCTTAAAGTTTGAGATTCTCCACTTATTCTTCCCCAAACGTAAGCATTTCCACGTTGATAGTCTGTCATAAAATCAGGTTTAGCCATTATTTATCTCCTTAAGTTTTTTTATTGCTTTTACAAAATCTTCTACACGTACTGGTGTTTGTTTATACCAACGTGAATATTTACCTGCTTCTTTATCTGCGTACATTATCTCATCTATACCACGATCATACTCTTTATGACATAAACATTTCCAAGCAGTAGGAAATTTTTTAGTCCAACTTCTACCCAACTGATAATTAACAGATGTCAGTGCTATAACTATATCATCATCATCTGTAGATAATATACCAGCTTGTTTTTTTGCTGCTTCTAACGCAACAGTAATATCTTCCATATACCATTCTTTAATTTGATAATCATCTACTTCAGTACCTACAGGATAATCTTCACGTTCTGAAGCAGTTAATAAATGACCAATACCACAAGTAGGTTTATCTAATGTATCAAGATATACTTCGTTTTTATATCCTTCACGAAGTTTCATATGTTCGTACAATTTTTTTTCAAATTCGTTCATTTTACATCCTTTAACTATTTGGGTCAACAGGCGTACTAAATCCATATCCTGACATTCCTTGATTTGCAGGTTCACTTCTTTGGAATCCAAATAAAGGTGCTTGTTGTAATATACCTCTTGATCTCAAATTACCAAGACTATTTCCTAAAAATTGAGCTGAATTTGAAAGCATGTCAAATAAACTTTGAGCTCTAGTATATCCTTGTGATCCCATATATGTAGATGCATCACTCAAACCTGTAGCTACTTGATTCATTTTAGGAGCAGGTGCAGGTTGTTGAGGCATCATACTAGCAGGTACCGTACCTAATTGTGTAGGACCGCTACCACCAAATGCTGGTGCATTTCCTTGAAATAATTGCATTCTAGGTGTTAATTGTTCTGTAGTATCTGTAATAGGACTATACTGGTAGTCATTCAAAGCATTTAAATAAAATGCACGAACTTTTTGTTTATCACGTATACCAAACTTTCTACCACTTCTACTTCCTAAATCAGGATTTTGATCTATAGCTCCAGCAACATTTAATTGGTCTATTAAAGTTCCATCGTATTCGTCATCAATTCCTGTTGTAATCTTATCTCCTTGATCTAGTCCCATTACATTAGATCTTGCTCTATCTCTAATTTCTGTTCTAAAAAAATCTTTAAAACTTCCATATTCTTCTTGTATCCTTTTACCACTAGGCATTACTTTATTTTCTTCGTATATATCTTTAGCAAGTTTTCTATCTTTTAAAAATTCAGTTATGCCTAAAGTTCTATCTACAGCACCACCCATTTGTGCACCACTTATCATTGCAGGACCATAAAATAAAAGTTGTCCTAAAAAAGAATTTTCAAACTCTTGTTGTCTTTTAACATTATCTTCTAAAATTGCTAAACTTGTATCACCTACAATAGCTGATTCTTTTGTTGCCATTATATTACCTCCTCTAATTGACTTTTCATCCACCTACCGCTTACTTTTACATAAATAAAAGAACCAGATGAATCGCTTACAATTACTTGATCTCCATCAAAACCTTCATCAGAAACAGGAACCGACTGCCTAGCAGATAACGGTGTTTCCATTTGTTGATCTATTTCTTCTATTTTAGAAGATTGTTCTTGCAGTCTGCTTAAAATTGATTTATCTCTCATCTGTATTTCTTTGTTTTTTTTGCAACTTTTTTAGGTTGTTTGCTATGTTGCTTACCTTTTTTTGTATCTTGACGCTTTTTTCTTGTAGTAGCAGCATATTCTTTTGCACTAAGACTTTTAATAGCGGCATCAGGCAAATAACGTTCACCAGTTTCCCCTGAAGGTTTTCCTGACTTTGTACGCCATTTTTGTTTTGTCCACTTCTTTAAACTCTTTTGTGATTTTTTTAATGCCACTATTTATATCCTCCACCTGCTGCTTTATATCGTCTAGCTAACATCTGTGCTTTTCTAGCAGACCATTGTCCAGGTTTACCACCTTTACTTCCTGCCATAATTTCATTAAACATACGTTTACGCATACCAGGTTTTGTATAATTACCAGCTTTATTTACTGTACTTTTTTTCTTAGCCATTACTTTTTCTTCTTTTTCTTTTTAAGTATTGCTTGCTGTAATTTTTTTGGTAATGTTTTTTGTTTCTTTGTTAAACCATTACTTTTCTTTTTCATTTTCTTTTTCACTACTTACCTCCATGTGTTTTTACTACAGGTAAATTCATGACCAACGAAGATCCTTTGTGTTTTTTATATCCACCTTTAGGATTTTTCATTAAAGACATTTTGTTACCTTTTTTCATAAAGTGATAGCCCTTTGGTGCTTTAACTTTCATTAGTAACTATATCCTTTCTTCATTCCTTTTTTCTTCATTGTCTTCTTTTTCTTTTTTACAACTTTCTTTTTTTTCTTTTTCATTCCATGTTTCATAGTAACCCCTTTACCATTTTACTTTATGCGACCAATATCTAGCACTTAATTTGCTTGGTTTAGCATCTTGCGCATTGTGTCTAGCATAATATGATTTACGTCTTGCTTTATCTTTTTTGCTTTTTGGATTTTTACCAGCTCCTCTTACGCCTTGCTGTCCAAATCTTATTAATTTTGTTTTATCTCCAACTTTAGCTACCACTACATGTGATTTCTTAGGATGATTAGGTGTTCTTTTAGGTTTGTTATAACCAGATACACCTGCTCTTGTTAATTTAGGATCTTTCTTCTTAGCCATTACTTCTTTCCCTTTTTAATAGTTTTAATCTTACCATTTTTAGTTCTAGCATATTTATGTGTTTTAGTTTCACG